GGCTTTAATCAAAGACACCGTTGTAACGGGTATGGCAGGGATAGCCGAAGCCATACAGAATTTCATAGATACATTCCATTGGGATAACATATCAAACTTCATCATAAATGCCGTAGATACAATCGTTTCGGGTGTTAAGGCATTTATTGAAGGGATAGATTGGCACGATTTCGGTCAGAAGATTGGTACGCAGATTCGTAAATCTATCGAAGGTATTGATTGGAAAGACGTAGGAGAAGCAATCGGAGAGGTTATTCAGGCGGCGGTTGATTGGGTTTCAGGTACGCTTGAAACCTTGCCAAGCGTTAAGGAACTTGCCAATGCTACACATAACCTCTTAACCGGGCTGTTTGAGAAAGTCGATAGTGAGGAAATCGGAAAGAATATAGCCACAATTCTTAATAACATATATGACTTCCTTGTAGAATTTTGGAAAGTCAACGGCGAAGATATTAAGAATGAAGTTAAGGATTTCTTTAAGGGATTTTGGGACAACATCGACAGGGATGGCTTAAAGAAAGTATTAGGAGTATTGCTTTCGGCGGCGGTTATAGGCGGTATTACATCAGCACTTGGAGCGTTTGCAAAGACATTCTTGACCGCCAAGATAAACGCAATGGTTTCAGGCGCGGCAGGAGCAAGCGCACCCGTAGCAACCGCAGGGGGTACTTCGCTAGGTTCACTTCTTTTAGGTGGAATAAGTGCGGTATTCACGGCGGCGGCGGTAGCGGCAACCATAAAAATGGCTATTGATGATGTCAAGAGTTATAAAGATTCTCTCGGTGTTGATAGTCTATGGCAAGCATTATTTAGTCCAGATGAGGAAATCAAGGCGGCTAAACAAGAATATGCGGCGGCTAAATCAAGCAACCCTTATCTGAATGGTACAGTATCAGCCGGAGTTCAAGATGTTGCTAATTCGTGGACGAAGATGCAACAACAGAACCAACTTGCAAGACAGCAAGACGGGGATGAGGTTGCAAAATGGGCTGATGAAAGTTCAAATAAATTCGCAGAATGGCAACGCAATAACCAAGAAAAAAGGGATGCAGACAAAAAGAACTTCTACGATTGGTGTGAACAAACTAAAAAGAACTTTGCAGATTGGCAACAGAATAACGCTCTGGTACGTCAGCAGAATAGGGAAGAAACCTATAAATGGGCTGATGAAACAATGAAGAAATATTCGGAATGGAAAGAAAGCGTTAAAACAGAGTTCACACAGGCGAAAGGTCATGCGGAAATGGCATTTGGAGAAATGCAGACAGCCATTAAAGGAAAGACCGCAGACATTAAATTAGAGGTAGAGGACTTTGTTAAGAACATCAAGGACTTCTTTAAAAAGGATAATTGGACTTTTGACGGAGTAAAAGACGGACTTGAAAAGACGTTTGAGGGTGCTGTTAAAGGCGTAAAAGGCATATGGAACAAACTTGCAGATGGACTTAATGGCGAACATCAGATAGGCGGTAGCAGCTTAAAGATTCGACTTCCGAAATTTGCAACGGGCGGGTTTCCTGAAGATGGGCTATTCCTCGCGTCACATCACGAATTAGTGGGAAGTTTCAGCAATGGAAAGACAGCCGTAGCAAACAACGCACAGATTGTAGAAGGAATACAAAAAGGTGTTTACAGTGCGGTTTCATCAGCAATGGCACAGAACAATAACTCAAGCCATTATATTGCGAATGAGATAGTTGTTGACGGAGAAGTTATCGCAAGGACAGTAACAAAAGCACAAGACAGACAAGACAGAAGATTTAGTCCTTCAATGGGATAGGTGTAAAAGCCTATCCCTTTTTAGTGAGGTTAATTATGGCAAGAACGAAATACCCATTTAGGGTAAACGGAGTAGATATTCCTTGTCCGAGCAAGTTCGACATAAGTTATCAAGATATTTCTGCCCCGGATTCAGGACGAACATTAGACGGTCTGATGTGGAAAAACAAGGTAGGGCAGAAGGTCAAAATTGAGCTTGAATGGCTAGGGAAGAATGATGCAGACACGGCAAGCATTTTGACAGCATTTGAGCCGGAATATTTTGATGTAACCTACCACGATGCAAAGACAAACACTATCGTCACAAAGAACTTTTATGTAGGCGATAGAAAAGGATCAACGTATTGGTGGGATGACAACGGAGATTTTACCTATTCAAGCATAGCGTTTAACATCGTAGAGAGATAATAAATGAAATCAACAACACCGACATTCAAGCAAATAATGGCAAGCGGTAACGCAAGGGATTATCTGGTTAAGGTTGACCTCACGTTAGCAGATGAGACAGAACTTGAACTGACCGAAGCGGATATTTGGGATGGGTCATTTTCTATCGACACGGCTTCAAGCGGTCAATCATCATTTGACATCGGAACGGCGGTCATTGGACAGTGCAAATTCTCACTGAACAACTTTGACGAAAGATTCAATCAGTATGACTTCTTTAATGCAACCGCTACTGTGTGGATAAAACTTGTCGGAGATACACAGTATTATCGTATGGGATTCTTTACAGTGGATGAGCCGACATATGCTAATGCTCTAATTTCGCTTGTATTGCTTGATAATATGTGGAAGTTTGATGTTCCGTTGTCAGAGGTTAATATCACATTTCCGACAACGGCACAATCGGCGGTCAATTCGATATGCTCATATTGTGGAGTAATCCTTAATACGCAACAATTCCACGGCTACAACTTTACAATTTCAGAAGCACCCAAGGATGATATGAATTGCCGTGAGTTTTTACAGTACGTTGCAATGATTGGGTGTAATTTCTGTGTGATTGATGACACCGGGGCATTAAACCTCAAATGGTATCAACAGACAGACGTAGCGAATTTCAGCCGGAATTTCAACACATCAATAGGCACAGATGAAATAACGATCACGGGTGTAAAGTTTGTTATTGACAATACAGAACATAGAATCGGCACAGACGGATATGTATTAGAGTTATCAAATCCACTTGTCAATGAGGGAAATGTAAATACTGTTCTTAACCTCATATGGGATGTACTAGAGGGCTTTACTTTAAGGACATTCAATGCGACAACCATATCTGATTTATCAGTTGAAGTAGGGGATAGATGCAAGGTCACGGACTATAAAGGCAATGAGTATTATTCGTGGGTAACATTCAACTCATTCGGATTGTCAAATCATATGGTACAGTGCAATGCTATACCCCCTCAAAGGACACTTGTTAAGAGGTATTCAAAGACAGTTCAGGCGGCGGTTGAAGAAGCTCGGAGAGAGGCAAGTCAGGTTATATCGAATTACGATCTAGCCGTACAGATGATGAACAATCTAGCCGTAAATGCAATGGGTGGCTATGAGGAATACCAAGATTTAACCACGGGTGGCAGAGTATGGTATTTGTCGAATAGACCGATAACGAAAAATCCCACAACGGGAGTATGCACATTTGAGAGTGGCTCTACTGTTTACAAGAAGTCAGGAGACGGATTCTTTGTTTCCCGTGATGGCGGTACAACGTGGGTTAATGGCTACAATATGTCAACGGGAGAGTTGGTAGTCAATGTATTAGATGCAATTGGTATTAACTTTGATTGGGCGAGAGGTGGAACACTTACATTAGGTGGCTATGGCAACGGCAACGGTGTATTGTCTATTCTTAATTCTTTAAATGTAGAAAAAGTACACGGCGATAACACAGGAATTAAAGCAGGAAGCACAACGGGAAGTCGTATACACATAACGACAGATGGAGAAATTGAATACGACTATGACAACGCTTACGGTGGTCGTATTCATATGGATGCAGTCAATTACGGCACAGAAGAAAAACCCGAATTAAGAGATACATTCCTTATTGAAAACTTCAATGATATGGGATTTCGTACCGATGAAGAAATGGCAGAAATCTATATGTCAACGGAGCAAGATAGTGAATCTCATTATGACACGGGATATATCAAACTCTTTGCACATAAGCAGACGGGAGAACAAACATATCAGTATAGCGAATTAAGGCTAGACGGGAACGGATTTCACATAGACAGTGCTATTTATTCGGGTAACGGTAAAGGTTATAGCGGAGAAAATGGATATCCCGATGTTATAGGAACTGACTTTAAACGGCATACACTTACATTTGCCAATGGTATATGTATTGGTTATGAAAGTAATCCGCAAGATACCGAATTACCTCACGTTGAATGGCATAGGTGGGCGAGTCCTGACCCGTCAACCTACTATGTCGCAATTACATTAGGCGAGGGAGTAA